TTTAAACAGAGTGACCATACGTTCCTCAACCCGGACGATGCTGATGACCGCATCAGAAAGCTTGTCCAGTTTGTCTTCAATGCGTTCTAAGCGTGAATCGTCCATTTATTGCCTGCAAAAATGAAAACCTTAGATGGGTAAACTTATTAATCTAAAAAATCAGATTTGGTAAATCCGAACCTTTCGATAGTTGATAGGTCTTCAATTTCCTCCCAAATAGGATCCAATGTCGGTCCTTCATATCCAGGCTGCCCATGCCCAAATGGGTAGACTTGTGCATCCTGGATTTTCACCATAGAGCCTTTCAGATACTGCATAAATTTCTGATGCTCTTCTGTTCCTGATATAGCGTCCAGGTCTTCACGTGTGTTAATGACATTTGATCGCATATGTTTTCTCCAAATAATTAAAAAGATGACAGGTATCAGCATGGCTAGCATGACCGCGCCAGGATCCAATAAAACGATTTAGTGATTCCTTATCGCCTGTATGTAAATATTTTTTTATTTTCCGCTTTGCTCTAACAACCGAGCTTTTTCTAAGAAGCTTGTGCCTTGGCCATATTCGATAACCGAGAAAATTGACCCCGCGATTGACGGAAGATATTTGCCACTTACTTATACCCAAGCCAAGTCGATCTTTGCTTGTTTGTTCTATTTGTTCGTACCACTCACGTAGCTCATATGGATTAGAGGAGAGTATTACGATGTCATCCATGTACCTCGCCCACTTTCGTGCGCCAAGTTCAAAATGGATAAACCTATCTATTACTCCGCCATACACATTTGCAAACAATTGACTTGTCAGACTGCCAATTGGTAAACCTTTCCCATTTTTCGGAACCATTGCACAAATGATTTCCAGTGTTTTTTTGCATTTGATTTTTTTTTCGATCAAAAAATGCAGTCTTGATCGGTCAATAGAAGGGAAAAATCTGCTGTAATCCGTTTTAAGGAAAAAAGTGGCTCCAGTTTTTCTCATTTGAGATTGCACATGCCTTACTCCTGCGTGTGTTCCCATTCCTTTTCTGCAAGCAAAGGTATAGGGAAGCAAGGTAGACTCAAAGATCGGACCAATAATATTTACGAGAGCGTGCTGGGCAAGCCTATCTTTAAAGTCCAAAGCGGATATCAATCTTGGCTTTGGCTCATAGACAGTGAATTCTCTAAATTGCCCCTGTTCCCAAGCTCCGTCTAATAACTCCTCTTGAATAGATAGAAGATTTTTGAAAGCGTATTCTTTAAATTCAAGATAACCAAATGTCAAGCGCTTGTTATTTGCAGTTTTTTCGTAAGCAATACGAAGATTCTCAATGTCAGCAATTCTCTCAATTAAATTTGCATGCCTTTTTGTCATTTCAAAAGCTGGCCGCGCTGTTCACCACTACACGGTGGTTACTAAGCGCTATGCCAGACCCCCAAAGGTATTTGCCGAAGCAGGACAACATGGCTGACCACATTGAAGTAGGCCAGCCTACTACGCCTTGACGTAAATAGAGCATGGATAAAGCCTTTTCATTGTCCTCACAGACGCCGCGCGCACAGATGTTCTCGTTCGAGTTCGATGGCGAGTTGTTCCAGTTCGACGCGCGCGAACCGGAGTTCGCCGCATTGTCCCAGTTGCCGCCAAATAGCACAGCGAATTTATCCATGTTGCCCTCTGCGTTTATGCTTAGCAATCCAGGCGCCGATTAATCTCCCAACCTCAGCAATCAGCACTTGCGCAGTTTCGACTTGATGCTGAGAAATACTTCGGACCTGTGCGCTAACCAAAAACCGCAGCCAAAATCGCAGTTGAGACAGACCCGAATCTGCGATGTATAAGCGGGAAATTTGACCGGATTTACCCGCATCTACAAACAATGCTACTTGTCCCAAAAGGCAGTCAATAAACATAGATTTTGCAACCCCATGTTTTCTAGGAATGTTTTGTGCAATTGGGTACAAGTAAGAAATGACTTTTTCATATTTTTCAACTACTGCCATTTGTTCGTATGAGTAAATGGCATCTTTTTCTGGCTCCATATTGACCCCGGCGGCTTTCGCCGCCTCAATCAAGAATCAAGAGGTCACAGACGCCGCGCGCACAGATGCTCCCGCCCGAGTTCGACGGCGAGTTGCTCCAGGGCGACGCGCGCGACCCGGAGTTCGCCGCACCGTCCCAGGGGCCGCCAAACAGCACAGCGTTCTCCAGCTGATATGTTGATCCTCGGCCATCGGTATTGGCTGCCCAGCTTGCTGCTGCAGTTCCTCCGCCAAACTCATTACCCCAGATCCACATCACACCCGTCGATTGAATTACTCCACACTTGGATGTGTATGCAGCATTCAAAATGGTGCTACCTTGATCTGTACCGATTGAAGATGCTTCAGTGGTTCCATATGCAAATGCCGAGAATTCACTGTAAGTTGGCATTCGTAATCCTTGCGCAGATAGAGCCTCTGCAGCATTCCACCAATTAAAGTTTGCGTAATTATTTGACCCATTGCCACCAAAAACCAATGGAACTTTGGGTGGAGAGGCCCCGTCCGCAATCGTAACGTTATATTTTGAAGCGCCATTGACATCTGGGTTTGTGTTTAGTAAATAAATAGCAACACAAAACCCATCGCCTGGATCTGTTGTCATCCCTCTCCAGTCTTTTCTGCTTGGCCTATATGTCAAGTCGAATAGGCTGTATGGATTAAATGCTGGGGTTGTATTTCCGCCTGATTGAGCTGCAGCATTGCCACCTGGAGCATAGTGACCACAACCAATAAATCGGCTATTGGCACTTGTGTATCCGGTAGGGGCAGACCAATTCAAGTCTGCTCGCAGTGATCCATCTGTACATGCATAAATCGCGTAATCACCTCCAGATGTCAGGCTTGGCATGATGACGCTTGTGCCTGCTGCAATATTTAGCAAGGTGCCTCCAACTTCAACATAAAACTGCTGAGCTGTACTAATGGCGTTTGCAGATGGAGATGAGAAAAGTCTTGTCCTTGGTAAAGATTTTTTGAAAAGACCTGTCAGCATAATGTCGCCGATCAAATGGTCACCTGGTTGCAGCTCTTTCAGAACAGAACCATCTAAAACAACAGGATATTTCCCAGCCATAAAAGCCTCACGTAGTTAATGAAACGCCGACAATTGATCCGACTCTATTCGTTACAGGTAGGATTGATCCCAAAACAGTAACAATTGAGGATGAACCATCATTTTTTAAAATTGGCAGTTTGTAAGAACCAATTGCAGCTACATAATCAGCAATGGCTTGAGTATCTTGCTTGTGAGCCAATGCTTGACTTGCGCTGTTTGCAGCATTAGTTTCGCTAACAAGTGCCGCCGCAGCTGAATCTTGTGCACTAGCCTTGCTTATAAGCGCTTGATCTTTGCTATCAAAAGCCAAATCTGCTGCTGCATTAACGTCAAGAGCTAGATCATTTGCTTCTGCAACAAAACCAGTCAACGCTGAAACAACTGCAAAAGCCTTTTCATTAAATTCTTGTGGAGTGTCGCTTGGTAGTGGTGCTGGTGGTAGTGGTGAAATGGCCATTATTTACCTCAGGTTAGGCTCATGATTTCCATATCGCAATCTGCGTGATCTGGATAATTAATCAATATTTCAAAACTCTTGTAAAAACCAAACAAAACAGTTGCTTCATAATTTTTGTTTCCGATCCAAAGGCATGGCTTAGCTCTAATGCTGGCCAAAAAGTTTTGGAATAGATCGATTTCATTGGAGTTGATCATTAGCTCAAATCCGACACGTTTTGCAAATGCTCTTTGAATGAGAACTGTGTCCCCAAAATCGTTTGTCTCAATCCTGGAATAATCCTGAATGCCAACCCTTGCGCCATACTTGATGCCTATGCCAAACTCCCGTCTTTGGCCAATCAGCAATACGCCAATAGCCAGATCAGGCCCACCAATAACTTGTATTTTTAATATGCAGTCTTGATAAGCCGGAAGGTCTGATTCGACAGTTTGAGTTGGTTGGTTTCGAAATGCGAAAAACCAGCTCCACCAATCAGGGGCTGTTTCTGTTAAGCCTAAATCGATTGTTTTTGAGTAAACAATGCCTGGACTGCCCATTGAAGGGCTAAACATAGTGATAGAAATCTCATAAGCATCAGACAAATTTAACAACCCAACAGAGCCTATGGCCCTACCAGGAGTTAACCAATATTCAATCAAGTATGGATTTGAGGTTTGGATGCTGACGGAGTTATCAAACACAGCCCATTTATTTGTCGGGCCAACTTCAATCCACCAGGTTGGCGATGTGCGAGGATCATGATTACTGTTCGAGTTTTGCAGGCTTTCGTAAATCTTATGATTTGAAACCATAATGACGCGATCGCCTAGTGAATAAGTCGATGCTGACACTCNTCCAACCCACTCTGGATAATCATTTTCTGGCACATTGCTAGCTGGGATTGATCCAGCTAGCATGGAATCAGTAATCTGAATAGGCTGAACAATCACAAGTGCATTTTGGTCAGCGTTCATGCAGTTGCCCCCTCATAACGCGTCGATGGCATGCCATCGCCCTCCCATCGTTCAATGATCCTCGTCATTCTTGACTGAAGCGCCACCAGGGCTTTGGATTGAGCTCTTTGATCCTCTCTGAGCGATCGCAATTCGCCAATGATTTCTTGCCCGCCACTGCCGCCAAGCAGGTTTTGGGTTTGGGCTGACGTGTAGACCATCCCAGGCGAGCGAAAATTGACAAGCTCTGGACCCTCTTCGCCAACAAGCATCATGCCTGGTGAGACGTAGCCGCCGTGTGGCAGCACCGCCGTGGCCTCCCTCTCCTGGATGAGTGACATAAACCTCACTCATCACAAGATCGTAAATATCCTTGTAAGCTGGGTTTCGCCTGTCAGCAGCAGACCAATTGCCAGGTGCGGTATTTCGTAGCTGGTTTCTTTTTGCCTGATCCGCAGCTGCCGCCGCTGCAGCAGCTGCAGCCGCTGCTTGTCTTTGCCTTTCAGCCTCAGCCGCTGCTGCGGCAGCCCTGGCCGCCTCTTCTGCCCTTGCCCGCTCAGCAGCAGCATTTGCAGCAGCTATGGCTGCAGCTTCCGCTGCTCTGGCTTTTTCATCAGCCGCAGCTTTAGCAGCAGCGAGCTCCTGCTCTCTTCGCGCGGCAGCCTGTTGAGCGGCTATTAGCGCATCAGCGTTTGCCTTGGCAAGAGCGACAGTTGCCTGTCTTTGGTTATCCATTAGCAAAGACAGATTATTGGTAGCGGCAGCAACACTTAAAACTGAAGTATTGATGCCGTTAAGAATGTTAATTTGCTGCTGTGCAGCAATTAACTGAGCATCATAATAAGCATTCGTGGCATTGACGCTGTTTTCATATTGAATCCTTGCCTGCTCTAGCCTTTCTTGCAGAGATTCAAGTTGTTGCTGAGCGACTTCAATTTGCTTTTCTGCATCGCTCATTTGCTCATTTGCAATAGCCTTTAGAGCAGAAAGGTCATTTGCAAGCAACTTATTAGCTCGTTGCATTTCAAATGCAGTAGCAAAATTTTCTGACCCAAGGCCGCCCTTGGCTGCTGTAATAGCAGCTGCAAGTTCATTTTGCTCTGGCAAGTAACCGCTTGACTTGGCAACAAAAAGCGCATTCTGGATGAATGCCACTCCAGAGGCCACTGTTTCCTCAGTGGACCCCACCAGGTCGTCAATCTGATTGCCAATGAAATCAAACAAGCCTTTCAGGCTGTTAAGGTTTTGATTAGCAACCTGCTGAGCGCGTTTCTAAGACGCCTGTTGCTGTTGCGTGATGCTGTCGGTGAAATACCTCGAAATCTTTGGTCAGGGCATTGAGCGCTGACTGCAATTCAACCGAAATTGCCTGCTTAAGTTGGTTCAAAAGACCTGGTTGGTTGCTTCAACCGCTGAGGAGTAAGCATTCTGCGCATCCTCAAGACCATAAACGTGCTGCTGAAGCGCCCGATTCGATTCATCAAGCGCATTGAGCTCACGATTGCGCAATTCGGATACTTGATTGAGCGCCTGGAGCAAGCGATTCTCGATCGTTGCACCTTCCTGCATGCGCGCAAGCATGATCTCGACGGTTCGCTGCTCGGCTTGCTCTACGGCAGTGATGTACTCATTGAAAGCACCTGCGATATTGAGCATAGTGGCAGCAGTGTGGTGCTGCCGGACTGCTGAAACACATCGACAATCGCCCTGAACGACTTCGCGCGTGGTAGGAGACGTCATGCCGAGTTCAGAAAAAACCGATGTGAGCTGGTNAGTATTTTTATTTAGGCGCTCCTGCACCGAGTAAAAATTCTGGTAATAAAAATCGACTTTTTGAGTAAAGGCATCGATGCCGCCGGTCAGCTCAACCAGTTTATTTGCAGCATCTGCACCGCTTAAGCTGATCTCGTTCAGCCTGAATCCAAGAGCCTCAAAAACTTTGTTGACCATGCTCAGGCGATCGGAGAGCCGCTTGAGCGTATCGCCGGCAGACTCACCTGCATAAGCAAATGTGGACAAGCTTGGGAAAACTGCTGCAATCAGCCCAGCTTCAAATCCGCTGACCGCCTCTTGGAGTTTTTTGCTGAATTTCTTGCTCTGACAAATCCTTAAAGCTGATATTGATCGATTGAGAAAAGCTATTGATTGCGTCAGTTGGCTGACCAAGCGAGCGGGCAAAGTAGGCAACCGATCCGCCGATTCCCCTTAATGCAGCGTCAAGAGTGCCCTGCAGCTCTGAATTCAACGCTCGGAATTCTGTGCCACGCTTGGTGCTCGTGAACCAGCCACCAGCCTTTTTCCACTTTGAATATTCCTCTACGTCAGCCGCCATGGCCGACAGCGTGCCAGTGATTCCAGTGTCGGTATATTCCTTGGCGCTGGAAC